CAGTGCCAAGAGGGCGGAAGACATACTGAAACTGATAAGATCAAGACAAGCGAAATAATCTGACATTTTACCAAGGCCCAGGCATTGACTGTGTGGGCCTTGTGTAATATAATAAGAGCATGAACAATATTAAGAAAGCGATCGAATGGATCTTGTACAAACAGATACCAGCATGGGTGTTGGTGGTACTAGTGATAATTTGGATCTTACTATAGGACGATAACAATGACAAAGGTGTTTGACGCAACAAAATTTAGGAAGAGCATTACAAAATCAATACAGGGACTGGGCATAGGATTCAGCGATCCAACGGATTGGATCAGTACGGGAAACTATGCGCTGAACTATCTAATGACCAGTGATTTCAACAAAGGGATACCACTAGGCAAGGTCACAGTACTAGCAGGTGAATCGGGAGCAGGTAAAAGTTACATAGCATCAGGAAACATAATCAAGAACGCACAGGAACAGGGCATCTTTGTGATCTTGATCGACACAGAGAATGCTTTAGACGAACAATGGTTACAGGCATTAAAGGTAGACACATCAGAGGAAAAACTTCTTAAATTAAGCATGTCGATGGTGGACGACGTGGCCAAGACCATATCCGAATTCATGAAGGGCTACAAGGAGCAACATGCCGACAACAAGGAAGGCGCACCAAAAGTTCTTTTCGTCATAGACAGTTTGGGAATGATGTTGACACCAACAGATGTCAACCAGTTTGAAGCAGGAGACATGAAAGGTGATCTGGGTAGGAAACCCAAGGCACTAACCGCACTGGTCAGGAACTGCGTGAACATGTTTGGTAGTTGGAATGTTGGGCTGATAGCGACCAACCACACCTACGCGTCACAGGACATGTTTGATCCAGATGACAAGATATCGGGAGGACAGGGTTTCATCTACGCAAGTTCTATCGTTATAGCAATGAAGAAATTGAAACTGAAAGAAGACGAAAAAGGTAACAAGATATCTGAAGTAAGGGGTATCAGGGCGGCGTGTAAGGTCATGAAGACCAGATATGCCAAGCCTTTTGAAGGTGTACAGGTCAAGATACCCTATGACACAGGAATGGACCCATACAGTGGTCTGGTAGATCTTTTCGAGAAGAAAGGAATACTTGTACAGACCGGAAACAGATTGAAGTACGTTGATCCACAGGGCAAGGAGCACATAGACTTCAGGAAAGCCTGGACAGGGGATAAATTAGATATGATAATGGCGAATTTCAAGGAAAGCACAGACCAAAAAGAAGAGCCAGCGTCAGAAGAACCAAAAGCAAAAGCAAAGAAGCCAGTATCAAAAGAAGAGGAAACTGAGGAATAAATGATTGATTTCACACACGAAGACATCGAGCGTTTATGGAACTCCATATCACACTACGTACCTGAAAGATCCAAACTGGACGCGGCCATAGACTTCATCAAGAGCCTAGAGGACATTGGTGTAGAAACCGATGAAATTAAAGCATCAGGCGAGTTTGATCCAAAACTGGAAGAAGCCATCAACACCGTGTTTGAAGAAGACCATACGACGACGGCTACAGCGAGGACTAATGATCAACTGGTACAGTGAAGTAAGCAGGAGTTTGGAGAAGATACCAGACTGTGTAGCATACTTTGACAAAGAGCTATTAGAAGCCAGGAAGCAGTGCAAGATCTACGGCAACCTTGAAAGGGCGTCAGCGGCGTTACCAGGAATAGTGGAGGAAAGATTCAGCCAACTGCAACAGTTGGAAGCCATACTGGAATATCTCAACATAGAGTTACGACGTCTCAGATCAAAAACTTTCAGGAAATTCCTAGAAAACTACAACAGGGCACTGTCCAGCAGAGATGCTGAAAAATACGTGGATGGTGAGGATGATGTAGTGGACCTCACAAAGATCGTTAACGACTTCGCACTGCTAAGGAATCAATGGCTTGGCATAACAAAAGGACTTGACCAGAAGCAATGGCAGATAACCAACATCGTCAAACTGAGGGTGGCGGGGATGGAAGATGCCGACATCAAATAGGATAATACTCACAGACGTGGACGGGGTATTACTGGAATGGGAACACCACTTCACCAAGTGGATGTTGCAGAAGTCCTACTTCGATGACGAGGGCAATCGATACTATCCACACAAACTCCTACCAAACAAACAAGACGAATACGAGATGGCAAAAAGGTTTGGTGTAACCAAGGATGAGATACGCGCACTTATCAGAGAGTTCAACAGGAGTGCCTGGATGGGCACACAGAGGCCGATGGAGGAATCACAGACATGGGTAAAGTTGTTGGCGGCGGAGGGCTGGACATTCATACCAATAACGTCGCAGACATCAGACATACCAGCACAGGAGTTGCGTAAGAGAAGACTGGGAGAACTGTTTGGAGATCACGTTTTCACAAATTACCACATACTGGGCACAGGGGCTGACAAAGACAGTGCTTTAGCCGAGTTTCATGGCACCGGACTGTATTGGGTCGAGGACAAGCCTCACAACGCTGTAGCCGGGCTCAAATACGGTTTAAAGCCCATATTAATTGACCACCAATACAACAGAGACTTCGAACACCCAGACGTACTGCGTGTAAGTAATTGGAAACAGATACACGAAATCTTATCAGGAAGAAAATGAAGGTATACGTAGGTTGGGATTCTAGGGAAGACATAGCATATCAAGTGTGCGAGCATTCTATCAAGCGCAGAGATCCCGGTGCTGAAGTATTTCCTCTCAAGCAGAACGACATGCGCGAGCAAGGCATCTACACCAGAGACATCGACAAACTGGCCACCACAGAATTCACATTCACGAGATTCTTCGTGCCCTATCTCAACAACTACAAAGGATGGGCAGTGTTTTGTGACTGTGATTTCTTATGGACTGTTCCTGCTAAGGAACTAGAACAGTACTGTGACGACAGTAAAGCAGTTGTGTGTGTAAAGCACGACTACACGCCCGAAGAAGGTTCGATCAAAATGGACGGACAGATACAGACTGCATATCCCAGGAAAAATTGGTCCAGCATGGTGCTGTGGAACTGTGCCCATGAGAAGAACAAAATTCTAACTCCCGAATTCCTAAACAAACAGACACCAAAGTTCCTACACAGGTTCAGTTGGCTGGAAGATTCAGAGATTGGGTCATTGCCACATGAGTACAACTGGTTAGTGGGTTGGTATAAAGAGCCCAAAGACGGCAGACCAAAGATACTTCACTATACCGAGGGAGGGCCATGGTTCGATGGCTACCGAGACTGTGAATACGCAGACGACTGGAAGAAGGAAGTTATCAATTTATTCAGTTCGTGATTCTATAAAAGTTTTCAGAGCTTTAACGTCAGCGTTCAAAATTCTGTCTCTCACCTTTGTCCACACAAATTGATCTCTTTCAGGGATATTAAATTTCCTACGTATTTGTTTGCCTGCGTCATCATCTATTATTTTTTTGGCTTTGAATTCTACAGTCGGAAGGTAAAGACATCTGTTTAATTTACGTGCTACTTTTTGGGTGTATGAGTCAACGTGCCAATGCCAAAAATATACAGGTGCAAGAAAACCCAATGTGTTTATCCAATTTTTATGTACTGCAAAATGTGCCGCTGGAAGTTTCTCATCTGGCCATAATTTAGGTTCATTGCTTAGATGTTTATTCTTTGGTCTACCATCGTAAGGCACAACCATTAATATCTTGTCATTATATTTTTTTATTTCATCTACAATCAATTGATCCCAATTATGTGTTTTGACTTGTACATCATCGCCCATAAGCATTACAACATCGTGCTTTGCTTTCTCAGACATTAAGTTCCAACTATAACAAGTTGATTGATTTGGACCAACCGTATAATGTTTTTCGTCTAGAAGATCTTTATATTCTTCCAGATTCACATCATCGTCATTGAGGTAAAATAAAAATTCGGTATCACCTTTTTGAGTCTCAGTTGCAGTATCTACTAATCTTTTTGCTAGTCTAGGCCTGCCTCTTGACGGACAACAAAATGATATCATATTAACTTTTTCTTCCAAGTATCGGGTGTTATTTCGTTTATAATTTCTAAAGGTAAATGATACTGAAATTTCTTTGTACCTCTGGTGCGTATGTACTCTGCTGTTTTCTTTACAGACTGTCGCATGTTTGTTGAAGTTTTGTAGTCTAATAATTTACGTGCTTTATCAGAAGAACAAGTTGCCAACTTGACCTCCTTTGGTCTGTCTTTATGATGTATTGGTTCTAAGTTAACTCCGGTTTCATTTGCACATGCTTCTGCTAGTTCGTTGATTGTCACTGGCTCTTCATCTGGTCCAATATTGATAACTTCTCCTACAACATTATCATTGAATGCCAAAGCATTCAAGCAATACAAACAATCATCTATATAACTGAAACAACGTTTTTGTTCACCGTCTCCGTATATAATTGGTTGCTTACCTTGTAACATTCTGTTTAACATTATAGACATCACGTTTCTGAATGGATCATCATACTTCTGTCTTGGTCCAACAATGTTATGAGGTACAGCAATTACGTATTCTACACCATGTGTTTCACACAAATTTTTAAGGACATCTTCACCTGCCTTTTTTGCAATACCATATGGATCCTGGGGACGACATTCATAAGTTTCTTTGTAAGGAATTTCGTCATGATGCCCATACCTTGCCATGCTTGAACAATATACTATTCTTTTAACTCTGTTTCTTATTGCCGCTGTGATCGTTGTAACTGATGCCTCAAAAATATTCCTGGTCACAAGCACAGGTGAAAACACGGATAAGCCTTCATACGCTGTGGCGGCCGTGTGATAGACGATGTCGCAACCTTGCATGGCCTTTGTGAGATTTTCCAAATCACAACAGTCCACTTGATGGAACTCAACATCCTGTGGCACGTTGTCCGTGTAGCCACCTATCATGTTGTCATTGCCAGCAACGCTGTGTCCCTGTGACAACATAAGATCTGCCAAATGCGATCCTAGGAATCCTGCCACACCTGTTATAAAGATTTTCATTTTTGATATTTAATTTGTTTTACACACGATAGAAAACTTTATCGGGCCAATGGTCTATCAAGAGTTTGAATCCCAAATCTTTGATGTGTTTCTCAACCTCATTATTACTGCTACCGTACTTCTTGGTGTTGTTGTTCAATTCTATCATTAGATACTGTGTGTTCCGTAAAGTTTTATCAGCACCCTTGAGCACTTCTAATTCGTAGCCTTCAACATCTATCTTGATCAGGTCAACGTCCTTGTAATCAAAACTGTCTATGGTCACCATCCTTATGTTGCCATCACTGTCCACGCGCTTGGCCTGTGTGAAATCGTCCTCGGTCAGTGACACATTTTTATTTTCTGACCCAACTGCTTCGTTCCTACAGTTACAATTTATAGTACAATTCTTTTGAAGACAGTCGAAGTGCACCTTGTCAGGTTCAAAAGCAACGACTTTTCTAGCAAAAGGTTCAATTGCCTTTGCCCATGTCCCGCACCAGGCACCAACGTCTATTACAGTCTTAAATTTTTTGTTCTGGGTTTTACAATAATCTAAAAACTTTAGAAGACAACTATTCTGGGTAAATGGCTTTCCCGCTTTCCAATCGTTGATGTGTATGTCATTGCTAGGTACCCAAAATCCGTTTACTTTCTCTATCTTCATAACAAACCCTTGTCCATTAGTATCTCTACGGTGGTCCCGTTAGCAATTTCCTCGGGTGTGAACTGTTGGTACGCTAGGCTATACAACCAAGGTTCAGGACCACCGACGTAGGGATTCTCAATATCAGACAGTTCTATATTGCCAACGTCAGTGGCAAAACTCTTTTCATGACAGAACACAGGTATACCTTCGCAAATGGCCTCGACCGCCGCTATGGAACAACTGGTCACAACACACCATGCTTCCTTGAGGTCCTCGGATAGGGGTACCTTGGCCTCGCTCGGTCCAGACGTACCCCTGCCCCTAGGCTTGTGTCGAAGTCTGATTGGTCTGTCTGTGTATCTCTTGATCTGTTCTATTGTGTCTTTGGTCCAGTTGGATTGATCTATGTAATTGTTGATACCCGAGGAACTGGGACAAACTAAAACATGTTTACCAGCAAAATTAGGTGCTTTTATCTTGAGGCCGAATTTTTCAAAACGATCCGACTTACAATCTTTGATGAAAGACGCATGGATGGAATTCTTACATATCCTCCAGTAATGATTGTCTGGTTTAAGATTATTGTTGTCAAACCTCCCGAAATAGGGAGTGTCTGTGAACCAATATTGATGATTACGCGCTTCCAGTTTCTTTACCATCTGCCTGTTGTTGTTGACGAATCCCCAGAACATACTGTTAGGCATAGGTTCGATTTCTTTGGCGTTGTCTAGTGTCTGTATCTTCTCTGGCCATGATTTCTCTATACCTTTGAACACCTCCCATGCCTTGCTGTTTGGTTTGTTAGATGGTGCGTAGATCGTTAGCATCTATAAATTCCTTTAATTGTTCTTGCCATCGCACGTGTCCTTCCATGGAAGGATGTGGATCATCGAGACTGACGATGAAGTTATTTTGTGTAACAAAATCATAATGGCTGGTATCAAACTTGAAAAATCTGTCGTGGTCGATCATCTTTACATATGTGTGTAGGTCTTTGTTTTTGGTTTTGATGCTGTTGGGCAGTGCGTTGTACATCACATAAGGTATGCCGTGCAGTTTAAAAAAATTCTGTAGGTCCAACACATGATCCAGATATCTCATCTCTCCCTGTTGATCCAAATCCCATCCTTTCTGCGCTGTTATGAATTTAAGATTATCACCTGTTTTCCATGTGCGCCACGTGGACTCCATGTTGGGGATCCTGCCTTTCTTCCATCCGTCATCGGTGAGATAGTCGTGCCTGTGTGAACTAGAGAGACCAATCACAGCGAACACATCTTCCATGCCGTTCTGGTGGAACCAGAGTTTGGTGGTAAAACTGATTCTGTCATTTCCCCTGCCTCCCATCGCGAGATTGTGCAACTGGTATCCATATTCATCCGACAATATTTTTGTGACGAAAGTGTCCACGCCATCCTTGGGGCGTGCTGTGAGGAAACTACAACCGTTGGAAAATAATCGCATCTTAAGTTATTTTACAGTATAATTATTGATATGCCAACGGTTAAGAACATAGATTCGATACAATATTTTTTGAACCGTTTCCCGACCATAGACAGCGGATTCAACTACAGGGTGGATTACCATGCCAAAGCAGATAAGAACTTCACGTCTCTGCCTACGTTCGTCGCTGAGTTCTTTGATTGTCGTGTTCACTCATGTCCATTGCTGATTACTAATGAGGATCATTTGATAACAGATCATGTTTGGAACCTGACACATCAGAGGAAGCACAAACCACAAAAATCTCATGGGCTATGGAAAGAATGGAAAGATACGATCAACATCGAACTGCCCGTTGTGTCAAAGAGTTTCAACGAAACCTATACCTATGTTTGGTTGCCCATAGACGCAGAGAGCGCCAACAATCCGTGGCATGTATGGATAGATGTAATCTCAAAATTCCGATTGATCGAAAAAAGATGGTCCACAAATTTTATCAAATATGTTTTTGTGTTATCTAACGAAAGTCAATATTTTAGAAATGTGTTAGAAATTTTTTTCCCGGATCTTAAATACATGGTAGTGCCATCAGGAGAAGTTTGGCAATTCAAACACCTTATTGTGCCCAGTCTAAGTAACCACACAGATGGAGTCATCACGCCTCATGTCGCACCATGGATTAGAAGGTTGAAAAACAGAATCAACATAAGCACAGAAAGAAAACGTAAAATTTTTGTTTCTAGAGATGACGCAAGATCCAGAAAACTTCTCAATGCTGAAAAATTACTGATGGCACTCAAGGGGTGGGAAACAGTTACCCTACAATCGCTATCGATCTCAGAACAGGTAAGATGCTTCTCAGAGGCCTCCCATGTAATCTCAACACACGGTGCTGGTCTTACAAATTTACTTTGGTGTGAACCCGGGACCAAGGTCATAGAAATACAGGATCTCAAAATGATTGATAAAAAAGTCTATCCCGTGCTGTCTCACCATCTACAAATAAATCATAAGGTCCATGTGGCGAAAACAGTGCCTATCAAATTGACCGGGCCAAAACCATCAGGAACAAAGAAATGGCAGATGGTGGATTTTGAAGTTCATATACCTAGCCTGGTAAACGATTTAGATTAGATATGGCAAGTGAAAAAACAATCGCAGGTATACACACAACCAAACCCCGTACACAGAGATACGTAGATGCCTTTGTGAAGGGAACACCGGGCATACCTAAAATTTATTATTTTAAAGATTTGAAAACTCTGCCCGATGAAGATCTAACAATGTATGGAATATTGGCAGGATCTGGAGAGGTCTACAAATGGTGTCAGAATGAAAACAGAGACTTTTACTTCATGGATCACGGGTATTTCACAAACGCTCACGATAACCCGCATTGGTTAAGAATAACAAAAAACAAACACTGTCAGAATGTTTTGAAACAGGTGCCAACAGATAGGTATGAAAAGCACTTCAAACAAGACATCAAACCATGGAATAAAACTGGCGGTAAGATACTTGTGTTACCTCCAACAAATGCTATTTCTAATTTTTTCCATATTGAGGATTGGTTAAGAAACACTATAAAAACATTAAGAGAAAACACCGATCGCAAAATTGATATTCGTGAGAAACCTTACAATCCAACAATAGAAATCGATCATGTTGGAGCCACTGTCAAAGTGGACAGGCCCACCAAGCATCAAGGCAACATAGATTGGAAGGACTACTACGCTACAGTTACTTACAATTCTAATACCATGGTCGCTAGCCTGGCAAATGGTGTTCCGGTTTTCTGTGACACCAACAACTGCGGCGCCGCACCCATATCAGAAACAGATTTTTCCAAGATAGAAACGCCTAAATACGGGGACAGGATTGCTTTGTTCAGCAGTCTAGCATATAATAACTGGAGCATGGCAGAAATGGCAGATGGCACCGCATGGAGGATGTTGAATGAAAGTTGAAATATTTAGAAGGACTGTAAAAGATCGTAGACGAGGCAACAGTTATGAACTTCTGTACCATCTAAAAGAAGGGATCGAGGCATCAGGCGACGAAGCAGTAATCGTTAATGAACACAAAACAGGTGAAACCACCCCAGGGGAAATGGAGCCTACAGCAAACATGGCGGCCATGTTTGGTTACGGCGGCGACAAACAAATGCATCACACCAAAGGTAGGCGTAGAATTCTTGCAGACAAATGCCGAGAAAAGAAAATACCATTGATAACATTTGATGGTGGGTTATTGTCAAGTTTTGGAAATGTTTCAACATCACCGGATCATCATTTCCGAGTATCACTTTTTACACCCATGAACGACGGGGACTTCCTTTCGGATGGTTCTCCGAGCGATCGTTGGGAAATGATGAAGAAAAAATTTAAAGTTATACACGAGACATGGCGCAAATCAGAACAAGGTGATCCTGTAGTTTTCGTGCTACAACCCAAAGACAACTGGAGCATGAACGAGTTGGACCCTATCACGTGGTTCAACGGGGTCTATGAAAAACTACGACCTATCACTGACAGACCTTTTATTGTGAGGCCACACCCAAATCATGTGGCCAGCATAGTTGAACGTAGGAGTGAATTGCCAGAGGACATCGAACTACAATACACACAGAAGCACTTCGGTGGTGATGAGAAAAAGCACTACAGATTCAACTTCCAAGAGGTTATAACTAACTGCCATGCTGTTGTTACTCACAATTCTACTGCCAGCGTCGACTCTTGCGTTCGTGGAATACCTACCTTTTGTACCTCAGATCTTGCACTTTGTTGGCCTGTAGCCAACAAGGACCTCAACAACATAGAGACCCCAGAACGTCCGGACAGGACACAATGGCTCAACGATCTGGGATACAAGATGTGGAGCATCAATGAAATAAAGGACGGCACGGTGTACAAAAGATTCAAAACAAAACTAGGACTAGAATGACATCATTGAGTGTTGTGACAACCTTCCCACCAAACCGCTGGACGGCATATGCCAGTAGGATGCTAGAAAGTCACATTGAGTTCTGGCCCGATGACGTGGAAATACATGCCTACTACGAGCAATCCAGACCCGACATGGCAGATAAAAAGATTAAATTCATAAACATAGAAGAGGTAAATCCAGACCTGGTCAGTTTCAAACAGCGCCACAGAGATGACCCAGTTGCCAATGGTGAAACACAGGAAATACCGGGTGGTGTGAGGAGGAATCCAGCGGCTGGATCCAATGACCGGGGCAAGGGATCATACCTATGGGACGCTGTGAGATTCTCACATAAGACTTTCGCAGTTGACCATGCGATTAAAAATAGCAAAACGGATTATGTTCTATGGTTGGACGCTGATACCTATACATTCAGGAAGATCACTAAAAAATTTGTCACAGATCTTTTGCCAAGCGACAAACTATTAAACTTTCTGGGCAGGGGAGACAAGTATCCAGAATGTGGATGGGTTTGTTACAACACCCGACATCCTAAAATCACAGAATTCATGCGGTACTGGACGGACATGTACAGGAACGACACAATCTTCAACGAGCTAGAATGGCACGACAGTTACCTGTTCTGGCAGTGCGTGAAAAGGATGGCGACCGATGACTGTGTGGACATAGGAAAAGGTGCAGGGGTCAAAGGACATCATGTGTTCATCAACAGTGTGCTCGGTGGCTACATAGACCACATGAAAGGTAAAAGAAAAATCAAGGGCAAAAGCAGTAAGAGTGATCTGCGTGGAAATCGAAACGAAGACTATTGGAAAAGTGTAGAGAATTATGATCCATTCGGTGGTATCAAATTTGATGCTAAACAGGTCGCAGATATCATAAGCAAAACTGACAAAGGCAGTCAAGGAAACTGATGAAATTGGAAGTTTGGACTGAACACGGGCCACTGAACTCTGCGCCCATCTTCAAAGCATTCATCAACAGTCTAAATGACGCGGGAGATCAAGTGTACCTCAACAGATCGGCCAACGCAGACGTGGCCGTGATATGGAGTGTGCTGTGGCGTGGAAGGATGCAGGGATATAAAAAGATCTGGGACGAGTACAGATCACGAGGCAAACCTGTTATAGTGATAGAAGTCGGTGGACTGAGGAGGAACCAGAGTTTCAAGATAGGGATCAATGGCATAAACCGTGATGCGGATTTTGCCAACCAGGAGTTCGACGACAAAAGATGGCCGCTATTTAAACACACACTACAGCCATGGAACCCATCGGGGGAACTGATCGTGATATGTGGACAACATGACTCCTCAGAACAATGGCGGGGCATGCCCGGGATGGAGAACTGGATCAAACAACAGATAATAGAGATCAGGAGATACACCGCACGTCCGATCTTGGTTAGACCACATCCGCGCAACCAGATATCATTCAACGAAAAGGATTTTAAAAACGTCAAAATCAGAATGCCCAAACGCGACCACAGGACCTACGATGACACGGACTTCAAGGCCACACTGGAGAGGACATGGGCCGTGGTAAATCATTCTAGCAATCCCGCCATGGAAGCGGTCATAAGAGGTATACCTGTTTTCGTGTCGAAGTCGAGCCTTTGCCATGATGTGGGGAACACGGAGATCAGTGACATCAACAATCCCGCCATGCCCAACAGGATCACATGGGCACAGCGTCTAGCATACACCGAATGGTTCGAAGACGAGATACGTCAAGGACTGCCATGGCAGAGGATAAAGAAAAGGCTAGAGGAGAGATACCTACGATGAAAGAAGTAAAAATAGGTCGGAGGAACGAGATACAACCCATAGAGTGGCAACCTTACCGAGGCGAGACCATAATACTAAACACCATAATCCGTAAAGGTCAAAGGATCCAGGAGACGGCATTTTACGAGGACAAAGTGAAAGCAGTACCGAGAGGTAACGCTTACTGTATCGGGAACGGACCGTCACGTGCGGGGTTTGATCTGGATAGACTCAAACACACAGGACAGACATATGGTTGTAATGCGTTGTATAGAGATTTTCTGCCAGACTTCATATTCAGCGTGGACACAAAGATAACCGTGAAGATGTGTGAGGACGAAGTTGGATTGAAAACCATACACTACGCACCATCGTTAGAGGTACACAGGAAGCAGAACAGAGGCATGCT